AGAATTTTATTTAATATTTTTTACTTACTTTTAACTATTTACAATAAAAATATTACGAACAAAACATTCATAATAAAATAAAAATTTATATAAATAAGATTATTTAAATGAATCAATATTTATTATTGCAACAACAACAATATTATTATCAAAATTATTATAAAAAATTTTATTCACAATCAATTCTAGATGTTAAAAACCAACAAAAACCAATTCTAGATGTTAAAAACCAACAAAAACCAATTCTAGATGTTAAAGAACAACAAAAACCAATTCTAGATGTTAAAGAACAACAAAAACCAATTCTAGATAAAGAAGTTAAAGAAAATAATAAAATAGACTTAGAAAATTATAAATTAATTAAAGATGAAATTAAGAAAACAATTAATTTTTTATCAAAAATTAAAAATAAAAGATTAAGATTGAATTATCTTGAAAATTTAAAAACTGTTCATAAATTTAATAATGAAAATAATAATTCATTAGAAGTTTGTTTATTAGAAGGTTATATTGTGAAAAAGAAATGTTTTGGAACTAGTTTAGGTAATTATATGTTTCAAAATGAAGTCAGTGCTTTATCTAAATTAAATGGTTATCCTCATTTTCCAATATTATTTGAATATGACCCTGATAAATTAATTATTTATATGTCTTATTGTGGTAATACAATATCATCTAAAAATACTGCATTGAACTGGAAAGAACAATTTAATGAAATAAGTGAAATAATGACAGTTTTAAAAGTAAATTCAAATGATATGATACCTAGAAATATTTGTTGTCTAGATAATGAAATTAAAATAATTGATTTTGGTTTGAATACAGTTTTTGGAAAAACTATTAATGAAGTTTTAAATGATTTATACGGACAGTTAAGTAATATAAATAAACAAAATCAAAATAATAATAATATTAATATTAATAATAACCTAGAATTGAATTATTTAATAGAATATAAAGGTTGGAAAGAAAAATTAGAAAATTATAAAAAAAAAGAAATACAAATGAAAGAATTACATAATAAGTTTCAGCAACACTTAAAAGATTTAAAAAATTTTAGGAAAAAATAATAAAAAATAATTTTATAATATTTATATTGCGTTTTATATTTTTTTAAAAAACCTATTGAAAAACATAATAAAGAATGCTAAATTTAAAAGAAAAAGAAAAAGAAAATTCTCAAAAAGAAACTCCAATTGTTTTTGATTATCATAAATTTAATTTTTCTAAACTAGAATACATTGAACCTAAGAAAAAAAATAATGTTGTAGCATCAAATATCTATTATCGTGAAAGTATGAATAGGGTTATTAATTTATTTATAAAAACTCCTAGGATGAATACAATTTCTGGTATTTGTAAGAAAAATAGTACTTACTATATTGATTTTGAATTAGATATTAATAATGCACATTCAGACTTTTATGATTATATGAATAAATTTGATGAAAATAATAAACAAATTGTTTTTCAAAATTCAGTTGAATGGTTTAATCAACAATTACCTAGAGATGTTATTGATGATTATTATGTTCCTTCAGTAAATTTAGTAGGTGGGGGTAAATTACCTATTATAAGGGTTAAAATAAAATCTAAGGGTGATATTATTATTCCTAAAATATTTAATAACTACGGTTCTGTAGTTGATTTAAGTTATGTAAGTCCAAAAGATGAAATTGAGGCTGTATTGATATTAGATGAATTAAAATTTTATAAAGAAAAATATACTCCCGAATGGTCTCTAGGTCAATTAAAAGTATTTAAAAAGAAATATCAATCTTTAAATATCCCCGATCAATATCTCCTAGCTGATAAAAATGATTTAGTTGAATCAAATAATAATAATAATAATACTTTTAATAATGATAGTGATGAAGATATTGAAGAAGAATATAGAGAAAAATTAGAAATAGAACGTCAATTACAAGAAAAATATAAAATAGAACAACAAGAGCAAGAAAGATTACATCTAGAAAGAATTGAAATAGAAAACTTAGAACAACAAAAGTTAGAACAAGAAAGATTGCAAAAAGAAAAATTAGAACAAAAAAAGTTAGAAAAAAAAAGATTAGAAAAAGAAAGATTAGAACAAGAAAGATTAGAAAAAGAAAGATTAGACCATGAAAGATTAGAAAAAGAAAGATTAGACCATGAAAGATTAGAACAAGAAAGATTAGAACAAGAAAGATTAGAACAAGAAAGATTAGAACAAGAAAGATTAGAACAAGAAAGATTAGAACAAGAAAGATTAATTAAAATTAAAAAATTAGAAAATCTTCATAAAAGAGAAGAAAAATTAAGAAAGGAAAAAGAAAAATTATTAAAAGAAATTGAAGATAATAAAAATATTCCAATTATTAATAATTTAGGTAAATCTTATTATAAAAAAGAAGAAGACCCTGAAGAACAAGAAGACCCTGAAGAACAAGAAAACATTGGAGAACAAGAAAACATTGGAGAACAAGAAAACATTGAAGAACAAGAAGAACTTGAAGAACAAGAAGAACTTGAAGAACAAAATGGAGAAGAAGAAAAATGGAATTACCAATGGGATGATGAACCTAAACAAAAATATTATACTATAGATCCTGAATTTAAAAATTCAATTGTTTTAGATGATATTGAGGAAATTGATTTTTAAAAAAAAATAAGAATAATAAGAATAATAATAAAAATTTGATTTCTATAGGTAAGATAAAAGTTAAATAAAAACCAAAATGTTCGAGTTTAATTTTAATAGTAATTTTTTAATAATAATAATAATTTCTTATGGATTATATTTTATAATTTATAATAATTTTAATAAAAAAGAAAATCTAGGAAATTTAGAAAATATTGAAGGATTTGAAGAACCTTCCAGTTTTGATTTATATGATAAAAAATATAAGCCAATTTTAAAAGATAAAAATGATGATTTATGTATTAATACTAAAAAAGTAAGTAATGATTGTTTACCATATTCAATTAATTATCAACCTACAGGAAATAAACAATTTGAAGAACCTATTTCAAAAAATGATAATTTATTAGGACAAAATTTTTTAAATGCTAAACATCATTCACAAGTTGATAATGTTGGAACATATGCTAGAAATAAAAAAGTAGATATTCGTCCGGAATTAATAAATCCACAATTAGGTGTAGACCCTTGGACACAAAGTATTATTAATATTGATTGGAAAAAAGATAATAAAATTCTTCAAAATCCAGATTTAAATAAAAATATTTTTGATAGATTTTAATTAAAAAATTTTTTCTTTTTGTTTTTTATAGTTTTAAAATTTAAAATTTAAAAGTTTTAATCGTTAAATTTAATTTTGTTAAAAAAAAATTAAAATTAATTAAATTAAAATTAATTATTAGTTGTTTTTATTAAAATTTTTTTCTGCTAATAAGTTAAAAAATTTTTCTGTGTATTAAATATAAATAAAAAACATTTAATCTAATCATGTTTAATCTTAAAACCGAACAAATAACTCAATTATTAGTAATTGTTGGTGTGATAATCTTATTAATTTTCTTAGTAAAGACATATTATTTTGATACCAAAGTTCATCAACCTGTTTCAACCCATGAAGGTTTTTACAATTACGATGAATCTTCTCCAGTTGTTTCAAATTCTAATTCAATGATGAATTCACAACCACAACAACCACAACAAACACAACAACCACAACAAGGTCAAAATATGTCCGGACCTCAGGCTTCTGAACCAATTGGAATGAATGAAAATCATAGAGCAGTTAATGAATCTGGTGATGTCAGTAATTTAGGTCAATATATGCCTCAAGAGTGCTATCCTAAAGATGTTTTAAGTTCAAAGGATTTACTCCCTGGTGGTGCTGATAGTACTTGGGCTCAAGTTGTTCCTGCTGGTCAAGGTTCATTAACTGACCAAAACTTTCTTACATCTGGTCATCACATTGGTATGAATACAGTTGGTAATTCACTCCGTAATGCCAGCCACGACCTCCGCAGTGAACTTCCTAATCCTCAAGCACAAGTAAGCCCATGGAATCAAACAACAATTGGTCCTGACCTTATGAGACGCCCTCTTGATGGTTGCTAAACACTTTTTACCGTAAAACTGCTTATGGCAGTTTTACTGAAAAAGTGTTGGTAAAAATTTAACTTTTTTTAGCGTTAAAAGCCAAATAAGGCGTTTTTACTGAAAGATTTTTTAAATTTTTTAAATTTTTTAAAGTTTTTTTAATTTATTGTTAAAATAAATTAATATTCTAGAATATTAAATGGGTTATATTATTGTTATTCCGTCATATAATAGGGCTGATTTATTAAATAGAAAAACTTTAAAGGTATTAAATGAATATCATATACCTAGAAATGTGATTTATGTTTTTGTTGCAAATAAAGAAGAAGAGGAAATTTATAAAAAAACATTAAATCCAGATTTTTATGGTCATTTAATTGTTGGAGTTAAGGGATTAAAAAATCAAAGAAATTTCATTTCTAGTTATTTTAAAGAAGGTCAGGAAATATTAAATTTAGATGATGATATTGGTGGATTTAAAATCTTAAAACATAAATCATCCTTAAAAAGTAAAACAAGAATTGAAAATAATAATATTAAAACAAAAAAAAATCAAAAAAGAAAAAGTTATCGTAAAGATTATTTTTTAGAAACTTTAGGAAACTTAGATAATTTTATCAAAAGTTCTTTTAAAATCCTTAGGAAAAATAAATTATATTTGTGGGGAATTTATCCAATTGCTAATCCATACTTTATGTTTCCTGAAATGACTACGGATTTAAAATTAATTGTTGGTCCTTGTTGGGGGGTTATTAATAGACACGATAAAGACTTAGTTTTAACAATTGATGAAAAAGAAGATGTTGAAAGAACTTTACAATATTACTTAAAAGACAATGGAGTTATTCGTTTTAATAATGTATCAGTTCAAACAACTTATTATAAAACACCTGGTGGTATGCAAGCTGATAAAAGAGACCGTAAAAATGATGCTTATGAATCCGCAATTTATCTTAATAAAAAATACCCAAATTTAACTAAATTATATCTAGGTAAAAAATCCGGTTATGCTGAAGTTAAATTAAAAAATCATTTATAATAGAAAATAATCAAAATAGTAAAAATTTAATTTTCTTCAATAAAAATAAATAAAAATATATAAAATAATATAAAATAACAAGAAATGTTGCCAAAATTTGAATGGAATACAACAACTAAGTTAATTTTGTTAATTATTATCATGGGTAGTTTATGTTTATTATTAAATTGTAATTCAGTTGAAAGATTTATGGACGGTTCAATTCTAGGATGTCCTGATAGACTTTATTTTGATGGTTTTAAGTATTACTTATTTAAGATGAATATGCCTATTATTAAAGATGAAAACCCAATTGTTTATCATACCTATGAAGAATATTTAAATAATAAACCTGAAAAATGTCCTGAATTATCTTTAACAAAACCAATCACTAGAGAACTAAGTAAAAAGAAATTATTACCAATTTTACCTTATCAATGGGATTGTCAAAGAGAACAAGCATTTGATAATGCTAAGCAAAATGATTGTTTAAATAAAACTTATACTATTTTTACAGAAGATGAATGTAATTTATTTAAAGATATGCCTGCTAGGTATTACACAAATAATGCAATTGAAAGATGTATGGTTAAAAATACAATTACAGATTTTCCACAATTATATCGTAATACAAATTCATCTCAACTTGAGTATGCTGAAGAAGGTTTAATAAGAGTAGGTGCTGATATTGGTGGAGACCCTTTTAGAAATATTTCTTAATTAAAAGTTAGTATTTTATTTGTTATTTTCTCTTTATTTTTTCTTTATAATATATTAAATATTAATCTTGATAAATATTATAAAAAAAATGTTATTTAAAAATTATTCTAATATAATAATTTTATTAATAATTATTGTAGCTATAGTTATTACAATATATATTTTAATGAAACCAGTTGAAAAATTTTATGTACCTATTACAACAGAAACTACACCACCTGTTACAACAGAAACTACACCACCTGTTACAACAGAAACTACACCACCTATTACAATTGAAACTAGTCCACCTTTCACAACTGAAACTAGTCCACCTTTCACAACAGAAACTACACAACCTGTAACAACAGAAACTACTCCACCTATAACAACAGAAACTACACCACCATATATTCCAACTGAAACTATAACAACAACACCTATTCTAACTGATACTGTTAATAATTCTTCAGTGGATGTTATTACAACTCCACCTCCTAGTCTGCATACTCCTTCAGTAAATGAAATGAATTCAATGGGTTTATATAGTTTTGGTAATAAAAATCCAAGATCAGGAATAACTCAAATTGGTGGAGAAGGACCTAATAATTATTTTCAACCAAATATTATTATTAGAAAAAAACAAGAAAATGATAGAACAAACTCAAAATATAGAGTTGAATTTGGTGTAGGAGATGAATTAAAACCTTTTTTACCAATGGCCCAGAATTTAATGGGACCACAAAATGAACAAAATCAATCAATGGATTTTAGTTATGGTGGTGATTCAGGTTATAATCTTAATGGTTATGATAATGACCCATTAAACACTGCTCCTAGAAATGCCCAATCTAGTTTTTTAAAAGATAATTCAAAAATTGGAGTTGGTTCAACAACTTGTAAAGATTGTGGTGAAACATATCAAGAAACATTTGATAATAATGATGGTGATACTGATTTATCAAGAAACTCAAATTTATCAACATCTCTAGATTCAAATTATAGAACAATTGATAAAACACCTAATAAAACAACAAATTATAATATGAGAAATAATAACTCAACTTTTACTCATAATTGTAAAATGAAAGAATTTCTTCCAGGATATCAAATCCAAGCACCTAAATGTTGGGATGTTCCACAACAAAGACCTCCAGTATGTATTCAAAATAATCAACGACTACCATCAGCTGTTTTTGATAGAGGAACACCTTTAAATGCTCTAAATCTAGATACACAAGTTGGTTCAATTATGCCTAAATTTAAATACTCAGAAGAAAGAAGATAAACACAACTTTTATTATTTTAATTTTCATTTTTATTTTCCTTTTTATTTTATTTTTTATTTTACTTTTAATTTTACTTTTAATTTTAAAGAAATCTTTATTTTCTCTAAGAATAATAATAAAACATTTTAAAAGTAATAATAAAACAATGGATAAATTAATTAAAGAAATATTTAATAATCAGTTAGAATTACAAAATCATATAGGATTTGAAAATAATGCAGAAGTTTATGAAGGTAAATATAATAATAATTCAAAAATTTTAAATGTTCTCGTTAAAATGATATCTAGAAAGGATATTAAACAACTAGAACAGGTTTTAATTGAAGTTGGATTTTTAAAATATTTATCAAGTTATAAAACAAGTCTAAAATTCATAAATGTTTGTTATAATATCAAATTAACTCCACAATATTTAATATTAATTCTAGAAAAACCCCAAGGCGTTCCATTAAGCTATTTTATGAACCAAGATAATATTAGAAATATGAAATTTACAGATTATTATCATTTAATTATGGTTATTATGTATAGATTATTATTAGCAATTAATTACATTCATACTAAAGGGGTATCACATAGAAATTTAAATCCTGATACAATTTATGTGGATTATCAAGATGGTTTAATAGAAAACATTAAAATAACTGATTTTGCTATTTCTTGTGGTAAATATATTTCAGTTAAGAATGATTTTAATATGGATATAATTCAAACAACAAATCAAACAACAAATCAAAAGATAGAAAAAAAAACACAAAAAAGAAAAAATATTTATAGTAAAATGTGTGATACAATTGATTTAGAAATTAACCCACCTGAGAAATTAAATATTAGTAAATTAATCCAAAAAATTAAAAGATTATCAAAAAATCAAACTAGAGATTCAATTCATTTATATCTAGCAAAGAAAACAGATATTTGGTCTCTAGGTATGCTTTATTGGAAATTAACAAATAAACAAAATTTAAATGAAAATCCTTTAAATTTACAATTCCCTAAAAATTATAAAACAAATCACTCTTGGAAAACTTATAAAGGTCATAAAGATAGTTCTAGATTTATTCAAAAAATATTTACTCTAGTTGTTGAAATGATGTTAAGTGAAATCCCTGAAAGAGGTAAAAGTGATGAAATATTAGATAAATTTATTATTACTAACAAATATTTTGAAGAACAAATCAATAATAATGATAAATAAAACACTTTTTATAAAAAAACAAAAAATGTACTTTTTAACGTAAAATAGACTTTTTATAGAGTGTTTTTAATAAAAGTCTTAAAAATGAGTTATAAAAAATTTTTCCTGACATTTATAAAATTGCAAAGTTCGTATTTACGCTAAGTGTCGTTTTTATATTTTTTTTATTATTTTTTTATTATTTTTTTATTATTTTTTTATTATTTTTTTATTATTTTTTTATTATTTTTTTATTATTTTTTTATTATTTTTTTATTATTTTTTTAATTTTATCGATAAAAAGTTTAAATTATCGATAAAGTTAAAAAGTATTTTTGACAATTTAGATTATTTAATAATATAAAAATTGAAATAAAATTTTAATTATAATTATAATAATAACAATTATTATAATAATTATTAATTATAATTTCTTTAAAAAAATGAATCGGGAAACATTTCAAAATTCTTTTGCTTTTAAACAAGCAGAAGCTGAATATGAACAAGCTTCATTTAAAGAACGTTCAGCATCACTTTTGTCTTTGTTGTTGCAATACTTGCAACAGATAGGTGAAAAACCTGCACCTTTTACGGAAAACTCGCATAAAGCATTGCTTGAGTTGGAAATGACTGAAGAAGATATCTTGAAACTCAAAGAAGAGATTGAGAAACGTCAATAATATTTTTCTAAAAAGTCTAAAAGTATTTTTGATAACACTTATGCTTTTTTTTAAAAAGCATTGGCAAAAACAAACTTTTTAAAAAAAAAGCATTGGCAAAAACATTTTTTCTAAAAAGTGTATTTTTGATAACACTTTTTTTTAAAAAGTGTATTTTTGATAACACTTTTTTTTAAAAAGTGTTTTGATAACACTTTTTTTCTAAAAAGTGTTTTTAATATAAAAATAATTTTATTAATGAAAAACATAAAATGACATTAAAAACTGTAAAATTAATAATTGATAATCGTGAAAAGGATTTAAAAGGTATTTTTCCTGATGCAGAATATAAAAATTTAGATTTAGGTGATATACAAATAAAATTAATA